TGTGCCACCATCGCTGCATTGTATGCTATAGCTTTGGTGTGGAAGGCTTTGAAGATTGTTCCTTCACCGCAAGGAAATCTCGCCCCCACTGGTGATGTTGAAATTGAAGAACGCGACACCGAGGTCAATCCATGGTCCGGTGTTGTGGTATCGGAAATGCCTTGTTCTGAAAAGTCAAAGACAACTTCTGTCGATGATTTGGAGAAACTTGTGTTCAAGAACATGGCTTACATGGAAATGCGCCCAACGACGGGTAAGGTATATGAGTGCGATGCATTCTTTCCTTGTTCCAATGTAGCTATTGTTCCCAATCACATGTGGCTTACCGATGACATCAAAGTCAAGATTACCAGGCATAACCCCAACGACATTGGTGGGAATTTTGAAACATGGCTCCACAAGGGCCATAGTTATCGAGTTCCAGACACCGATTTGTCTGTTGTATGGGTTCCAAATGGTGGTGATTGGAAGGATTTGACCCCCTACTTACCTGAAGGTATTTTTTCATCAGCTCCTGCTCGTTTTGTATACAAGAAGAGCGATGGAAGTCAACTAAAGGTTAGTACTGGTACACCACGTACGCTTATGCGTGCACGTCAAGTTGGCACTCAGGCCTGCAGTTACTTCGGAGCTTCTTACAAGTTACCATTCAATACGTTTGAAGGGTTATGTATGGGAACCTTAGTGACAGAGACCAAGGGACCTCTTATAGGTGGTTTTCACCTGGGAGGTATCAATGATCATGCAGACGGCTGTAGTGGACTGCTTACACGTGACCAAATGACGACGGCTTTGGAAAAATTGTCAGAGAAGCCTGGCGTTGTATTATCCAAAAGTGAGGGCACTATGCCCACAAAGCTTTATGATATACAGTTTTTTCAAGGTACCGATGTGCATCCAAAGAGTGCGATTAACTTCCTACCCAAGGGAGCGTATTGCAAATACTATGGACAGTGCACCGGTCGTACGTCGTATCATTCGGACGTGGAGGATACGGTCATTTCCCGTGACGTGGAGGACGTCACAGGATGTCCCCAAAAGTGGGGTCCACCTAAATTTCGAGTTGGTTGGCCATTTCAGGCCTCTTTGCAATATTCTGCGAAACCTTCTCAGGGGATTGAAGGGTCTTTATTGGTGAAAGCCGCAAAAGACTACATTCGACCTCTATTGAGAACGTTAAGTAGGATGCCCAAAACGAAAGAAAAGGTGAGGCCTTTGACTGAAATGGAGACTGTGTGAGGAATTGACGGGTTGCGTTTCGTGGACAAGATGCCACCTAACACTTCCGTCGG